AAAAAAAGGGGTTTGGAAGATAAACTGCCAGCCCCAATCAATGATTGACTTCACTACACTTGTTGTGAAATCGAGAAACTTAGGAAGTTTTTCGAAGAAACACATTATTGTAGTGCAATCTTTGAGCATTGGAAGAGTGCGAAATTGAAGAGAAGAAGTGAATTTAGTGATGCCGGCAGCACCGGCTGTTAGCTTTTCAGCTAACCAATTAATGAGTGACATTGGAATTGAATCCATGTCTGACATGTGAGTGGCAGTGGTGACGGGTGAGGAAGAAAATATAGAGGGGAAGAGAGAAATGAGGGCAAACGTGCCAAAGAAGAAGAGAAGTAAACCAACTACTAAGAAAGTAATTAAGCAGGCATATTCCTTAATAAATTCGATAAATCGGGAAGCAGTTTTAGAAACTGACTCCCAAATACGATCAAAAAGGCTGACAAAGGAAGAACCAATGCCAGAAAGCATACCTGAAGCAAATGATTTACCAAGATCTTCGGCAAGAGCGGGAGAGACAGTTTCTTGAATGAGCTTGGTAACTTTGGGAGAAACTGTGTCGAAATTCATCCCATCGATGGCCTCCTGAATTGCTTTGGTAAACATATCAGAAGTGTGAGTGAACATTGATTTGAAGACGAGTGAAAACTCGTCATCTGTAAAAATTAGTGGATAAGCTTTAAGAAGCTTACGACGGATACGTGACGGAAATGGATTGTGAGGAGTGGAGTTAGTGGGGAGATAGAAGGGATGACAAAGGGTTGATTGAGCCTTAAAAGCACGCATGGCTGCGTGATAATTAGGCAATCCGTGACCTTCCATCCAATAAGTGAACATAGACTGTGAATATTGAAGTGGAAAATTTGATATGACACCAGGAGCATAGTGTCGGTCAAGGAGGAACGCACGAAAAAATTCCAGGTCTTGAAGAAGATCTCCAGTATAAGCTGGATCTTCATGAGAAGTGGAAGAAACTAGGGAACTGTATTCGTGATAAATTGTGCGTTTCTTTCCTTTACATCGTTTAGATTTAAGGTTTGAGGACTTTGCGACGCAATAGTCGTCATTAGGTAATAGATCGGAAGGGTCCATATCTGAATGGTGAGTGGGCGGTGGAAAGTCTGCGAAGACAGGTGAGGGGGGAGGTGGAATTAAACGGTAATCGTGGGGGGTGAGCGGGACGAAACCGAAATTGTGAATAAGAGTGAAAATGATTGATTCGAGATCAAACTCGAGCGAAGTGCAATACCAATTACATGTGGGGGCATGATATCGGAATTGTGAAGTGAAATCGGTGATACGATCATGGAGCTGAGTGAGTGGACGAATGTTCAAGAAAGTCTGAAGAGACATATCTGGAATAATAAAACAATGGAACGGTTGAAGAGGGAACAAAGCATAGCAAAGAGAGCCATGCTGCTGAGAAAAGAGACGGTGAGCCAAAGAAAGTGAATTTTCACAAACGCTAAGAACAGCGTCATGATTGGCAGACGAAAGATGATCAACAGTACGTTGAAAGAATTTAAATTGTGGAGTACCAGGGACAGGAGCGGGGATCATAAGATGAACGAATTTGGTCAATTCGGACTCTTGGAAGGAGTTAAGGGGACCCATGATTTGATGAAGAGCATCATAGGTTGTTCCAAAATGGACAAAGGGACAGGAACGGACGAAGTCACCATGAAGGGAAGAAGGAACTGTAAAGTCAGGTCTTGTGGGATAAACAGGGGGTTGGCCTGAAACTGACTGGAGCGGGGTTGCATACCCTGAGGATGTCTCCTCAGAGCTGCGATCCATCATAAATGGATCAAATATATTGTGGTTCATGAGTGTGGAGGGGGTTGTGACTAGCGTTCAGTCACCAAGAACAATGATATTTTACTGTATATCACTGGCAACAGGTTCTATAAATGTTAAGATTTGAATGGGCACAAGTGCCCATCCTGCTATCTTGCTAGATAAATCTAGCGACTGAGGCTTCTCAGAAAAGAGGGTACTCAGGGCCGGTACTTAACGACCGGATGATGCTGTGGTAAAGGATACATTACGACAGTCTTTGAGTGCAATTAAAATAGATAAATGGATATTGGCGGGTTCAGTGGATTAAACCTACTTGCTAGTTTACAAGACTAGAAAGCACTAATTATAAGGTCAGACTCTGCACACCGTGCAGCGTCGTCATAGAAATAACGAGTTCGGTTCCAAAGACCGTGTATAGTGTTTGTATTTATTTTTGGATTTTAGAATAATGTTTTTGAATTTTATTAATGTAATTTTTATGGATTT